ACGGTGCAACGACCTCCTTGCGAAGCGAATACAGCGTCGCCTGCAAGATGGGCCGAACGACCGCAACCACCGCTGAAACTTCGTCAGCTACGTCCGCGGTCTGAATTTCGTGTCTGATCTCCATGTGAGAAAGATATCGGATCCCGGATGCGCCCGTAAAGCGATCCAGGAATCGCTCGTGAATCTGCATGCGAGCGTGGTCCATGCGACCTGCCCATCCGCGACAACCTGTTCGTAATGAGGGCTGAGATCCGATGTTACGCCGCAGTTTAGGGGTTCCATGTCCCAGCACCACAAGTCCACCCGACAGGACAAGAAGGACCTCGCTAAGTTCCGAGCGGAGTGTGCCGAGCAAGACCTGCCGTGCTGGCTCTGCAACGGCCTCATCGACTACGACGCCCCGCAGGACGACTACAAGAACGACGATCGCTTCCAACGGGATCACTTCTGGCCGGCATCCACGCACCCCGAGCTGTACTACGAGCCGACGAACTGGCGCCCCGCACACGCGGGCTGCAACCGTGAGCGTGGCAACGACGACGCTTCGGGCGGTCTCGGCATCCTCTCCCGCCAATGGCTACCGAACTAGGAGCATCATGACCGCACGCGACGACATCGAAACCCTCGCCAACGCGCTCGAGGAAGAAGCCGCCGAGGCCCGCCAGGTCGCAGAAGACCGAGAGGCCAGGGCGCAGGCACTCCGCGAGTTCGCAGGCGAGAAGGATCAAGCTCCCGCTATGCCGAGCTTCACCACCACCCAGGGAGAGCGATGAAGCCCCTCACCCCTGTAGCCCATCGTGAAGCCGCCGAGCGACCGGCCGGCCACGGCCGCGTCGTCGAAGTCCACCGACGTAGGGGAGCAGGCCTCACCTACGACCTCCTCATCATCCTCTGGACACCCGCCATCGGCGTCCACACGCACGTCATGAAGCTCGGCGCTTCAAAAGCAGAAGCGACCACCGCAGCACGCCACATCGCCCACCGGTAACCCCACACGGGCACCCTCACACGAGGGGGAGGGGCGTTCCCATCGTGGAGCCCCTCGACCCGGCCCACCTCCCGCACGGCTAGGCGTCCTCTCTCCCCGGTTCTGCGGGGCGTTTTTACCACCGGAGGTGTCTGGGTATGGCGAGGACGAAACAGGGCGCCCACGCGGCTGCTGTGACGCGCATGCTTCGGGCGACGGGTCTGCTCAGGATCCCTGAGGAAGCTCCGCTGGTCGAGCTGGTGAAGTCGCTCGCTCGCGAGATGGATGCGGGCGGCGGCTCGCGCACGTATTCGGCGTACCTGTCGGCGTTGAAGGATGTGCGGCGGGTGCTGTCGAGCGCTCCGGGCGATGTGGCTCCGAAGGATGACGCGGTCGAGGAAGAGGCGCCGACCGTTGAGGCGGAGAAGGCGGCGAAGGAGGTCGCGGACTTTGCGAGTTTCAAGCGAGCTAAGGGGAGCGCTGCATAGCCGGAAGGGCTCTACGACTCCTCGCCTCTGGACTCGGCCGCTGCGCGAGCTGACGCCGGAGACGTCGCATGGCTTCCATGTGATCGAGTTCGCGCGCCTGTTCCTCGGTCTCGAGCTTCGTCCGTGGCAGAAATGGCTGCTGATTCACGCGCTTGAGCTCACTCCGGACGGCCGGTATCGGTTCCGCAAGGTCGTGATCATCGTCGGCCGGCAGAACGGTAAGACGAAGCTGATCGAGGTGCTCGCGCTGTGGTGGCTGTTCGTCGACTCGGACTCGTTCCCGGAGCATGTGCCGGCGGATGAGTTCCTGGTGCTCGGCACGGCGCAGGACCGTGACACGGCGAAGAAGGTGTGGCGGCGCGTGCTGCGTCGGTGCAACCCGGAGGTTGCGCGCTGGCCGTCGCGGTTCACGGAGGCGGAGCGGAAGGCGATCGTCCCTGCTTTGCAGTCTCAGACGGCGAAGCCGGGCACGACGAACGGCTCGGAGGAGATCCGCCTGCAGAACGGTGCGAGCTACCAGATCGCCGCGTTGTCGTCGGGCGGTGCTCGTGGTGATTCGATCTCGCGGGCGATCTTCGACGAGGCGCGAGAGCAACGCAATTGGGACGGCTGGGCCGCGGTGTCGAAGACGCTGAACGGGACGTTCAACTCGCAGATGTGGATCATCTCGTCCGCGGGCGACCAGCGGTCTGTCGTGCTCAAGGATCTGCGCGACGCCGCTGTGGAAGCGGTTGGCGAGTGGGACGAGTACGTGGCCGGCGGCATCATGTCGGCCGAGGAGTACGCGAACACGCACGACGTGTCCGTGGGTCTCTTCGAATGGTCGGCGCCGCCGAAATCGAAGCTCGACAACCCCGACGCCTACCTGATGTCGAACCCGTCGATCGGGTACGGCTACGAAGTCGACGCACTCCTATCCGACCTTGAGTCAGGCGAACCGGAGTTCGTGACCCGGACGGAGGTGCTCGGCGAATGGGTGACGGCGGAGATCACGCCGCACCTCGACGTCGAAGCATTCGCACAGCTCGCCGACGCGCCTGAGATCGACTACGACGGCCAGCTAGTCTCGGCCGGATCCGAGATCGCTCCGTGGTCGCCGATGGTGCTCGGCATCGATACCTCGCGCGATCGCAAGAAGACGTGGATCGGTGTCGCCGGGTGGCGCGAGGACGGCCTCGAACACCTCGAGGTGATCGCCCACGTCGGCCGGATGACCAAGGTCGCCGGGCTCGTGAAGCAGATCGCCGACGAGTGGGGTATCGACTTCGTCGCCCTGCAGGCGCGCGGCTGTGCGGCGTCCGAGTTCAAGGAACCGCTCGAGAAGCTCGGTCTCACCGTCATCGAAGTGTCCGGGCCAGCGCTTGGCGCTGCCACGGGCCGTATGGGTGACCGCGTCGACCAAGCCCGGATGCGTCACCGCAACCAGGAAGCGCTCAACGTCGCCGTGTCGGGCGCCGTCGTGAAGAAGCTCAACGACGTGCAGATCTGGGATCGCGCGGGATCGCCAGTCGACATTGCTCCGCTCATCGCCGTATCGAACGCGGCGTACGGGCTTGAAGAACAACCGGACGTTCAGTCGTCCGCGTACGAGGAACACGGGCTACTCGTGGCCTAGGAAAGAGGCGCTCATGGACACCTTCGCTCTGGGCATGGGAGCGGTCGTTGCGACGCTCGCGCTCTGCGGGATGCTGATGTGGTGGATGGATCGGCTGCACCTGAACGCCGGACGCCGAGTCGTGATATCGCTCGTCGACGGGACGGTGATCACCGGCCGCACCGTCGGGTCGTGGCGGTTCGGCCGCATCCGTCTCGCTGAGGTCACCACGAACCAGGGAGATGTCCCCGGCACGGTGGTCGTGTTCGCGCAGAACGTTCTCACTGTGCAGGTGATGACCTGATGGTGACGTTCAACATCTCCGACGAGGTCGTGCGGCTGGATCCGATCGCTCCGGTCGGTTCCGGCACGTCAGCGCTCATGGTCCCAGATCCCGGGGTGCCGCTCCGGTCAGTGCGCGGCATGTCGAAGCTCTCGCCTGAGAAGGCGTGGAAGACACAGCCATCCCTCCGGAAGGTCGTCGGCTTCATTGCCCGGAACGTCGCGAGCGTGCCCCTCAAGGTCTTCGAACGACTCGAAGACAACGACCGCCGCCGCGCATCGGGTTCGCCGGCTGAACGCGCCATGCGCCAACCCCAGCGATTCCGCTCCGGCTTCAAGCTGATGGAACGGATCACGATCGATAAGTGCCTGTACGACCGGTGGTGCATCGTGCTCACCCCGGATGGGGTACCGCATCGAATCCCGCCGCGCGCGCTCGTCATCGAGTCGAACGCGCTGGACGAGGTCACGTTCGTCGGTGTGAACATCGCCAACCGCACAGTGGATCTCACCGAGCTCCCGATCGCTCTCGGCACTGGGTGGGACGCCTGGTCCGGTGATGGTGTCTCGCCGCTGTCGACGCTCGAAGCAATCCTGAACGAGCAGGCCACGGCCGTCGAGTGGCGTCGGAGCCTGTGGGACGAGCGCCCGAAGTTCTCGGGCATCGTGAAGCGGCCAGCCAACGCCCCGAAGTGGGGCGAGGCGCAGCGGCAACGCTGGGTCGAGACGTTCCGTGACTTCCGAGCGGGGAAGGTCGGCGGCGCGCCGATCTTCGAAGACGGCATGGAGTGGGAGGACTGGTCCACGACCATCTCGCCGGTCGATGCGCTCGACATCGAGGGGCGGAAGCTCACCGATGCCGAAGTCGCCTCGTCTTACTTCGTCCCGCCGGAGTTGGTCGGTGCCCGCGAGGGCACGTTCTCGAACATCGCCGCATTTCGGCAGATGCTGTTCGGACCCACGCTCGGACCGCATTTCGAAGAGTTCGAGCAGGCGCTCAACGCCGAGATCATCCCAGCGCTCGCCGCGGGCGATCAGTTCTATGCCGAGTTCGACCGCCAGGCGGCGATCAACGGTTCCCTCATCGAGCAGGCCAAGGTCATCTCGACATCGGTCGGAGGGCCGTGGATGACGCGTGCGGAAGCACGGTCGATGCAGAACATGCCGAAGCTTGACGGCACCGACGAGATCCTCACACCGCTCAACGTCCTCATCGGCGGGCAGGCATCCCCGCAAGACGGCGTGACAGAGGGCGGCGGCGCATCTCTCGCGCTCGGTGAGGCAGGCGCCGCAAAGGTCGGAGGCTTCACAGTCGACGAACTCGCGAAGCTCATCGCGGCCGCGAACGGTCTGATCCGATCGGGGTTCCTGCCGGAGCCGGCGCTCGCCGCGGTGGGGCTGGATCCAATCGCACACAGCGGGCTCTTGCCGGTGACGGTGCGCGACGACGAAAAATCAGGAGGTGGCACAGATGGCAGCACCAGCAGTGCGTGAGGCGCGCAAGAGCTTCGGGATCACGCTCAAGGACGCGGACGACGACCTGGGGCGCGTGGTTGCCCTCGTATCGGCGTTCGGCGTCGTGGACGACCAGGACGAAGAACTGATGCCGGGAGCGTTCAAGGATGCACTTGAACGCCGCGGCGAGTTCCCGTTCCCGTTCATGTGGCATCACAAGTGGGATGACCTCGGCGCTCACCTCGGCGGCTTCATAGGCGAGGAGACTGACGAAGGCCTTGTCATCACGATCGACTTCGACATGGACGACCCGGACGGCAAAAAGGCTTACCGGCTCGTGAAGTCCGGCCGCGTCCGCGAGTTCTCGATCGGCGGCTTCGAGCCGTCCGGATCCGTGCGGCTCGAGAAGCGTGGCGCCCGTGACGTCTGGGCCGTTTACGAGTTCGACCTTGTCGAGGTGTCGCTCGTGCTCCGCGGCTCGAACCCTGAGACCCGGGTGATCGACGTGAAGTCCGCCGCAGAGCTTGTCGCCGCGACGTCGGATCCTCCGGCGCCCGTCGACGCACCCCCACCCGCTGACCCGGACCCCGGTGACGCAGACCCAGCCCCCGAATCCTCGGGGGCTTTCGCATTGGCGCAGCAGAAGGCTGCCGCGCTGCTCACTCTCACCAACCTGGCCCGCGGGGCCGAGAAAGGAGCCTGAAATGAATCTCAAGGCAAAGCTGGCGGCCCTGCTCGCAGAGGTCGAGGAACTCAGTAAGAAGTCGGCGGACGACCTCACCGAGGAAGACGTCGCACGCATCCCCGAGCTGAAGTCGGAGATCGACGCGGTGCAGGCAAAGATCAAGGCGCAGGAGGACGCCGCCGCGGCGCTCAAGTCGGCGGTCACCGTCGAAGACGAGAAGCCCGCGCCGGAGCGCGAATCGCGCAAGGGTCGTGAGGGTGCCGCCGAATCGGTCGGCGACGCGTTCGTGGGTTCGGAGGCGCTCAAGGCGTTCCGTGAGCGTCACCCGAACGGTGTCGCGAAGGGCACCCCGATCTCGATCGAGGCGAAGAGCGTCACGTCGAAGAAGGCCTCGATGCGGGCGATCAAGGCGCCGCTGAACACGGTCGACAACGGCGACACGACCCCGACCCGCCTGCCGGGTATCGAGGATGTCACCTACCGGAAGCCGAACACGCTCCTCGACCTGATCACGGTCGGTACCACGGATGCCGCGTGGCTTGAGTACCGTCAGCTGATCTCGGTGACGAACAACGCCAAGATCGTGCGCGAGTACGGCACCACGGCCCCCGGCGGCACGGCGCCGTCGGACGGCCTCAAGCCGATCTCGGATCTGCAGACCCGCACGGCCGACGCGAAGGCTCACACCTACGCCGACGGCATCGAGGCGACGCAGCAGGAGCTCAACGACGACGGCGCGCTCGCATCGCTGATCAACGGCATCCTGACGCAGAACCTGCGTGACGAGATCGAGCGGGTCGTGCTCGTGGGCGACGAGGACAACGACGAGCCGAACGGCATCATGAACACCACCGGTGTTCTGCAGCAGGCGTTCGCGACGGACGCGGTCACGTCGGTCCGGAAGGGCAAGACGCTCCTGTGGGAGACGTCGTCGACGGCACCGCAGGCGATCGTGCTCAACCCTGAGGACGACGAGGAGTTCGATCTCCTCAAGGACGACATGGGCCGCTTCTACGGCAACGGCCCGTTCGGTACGGGGCCGCAGTCGATCTGGGCTGTTCCCCGCGTCACGTCGGCCGCGATGCCCAAGGGGCAGGCGCTGATGGGTGACTTCCGGGCGTTCCAGCTGCTGATCTTCGAGGCACTGGCGATCCTCGCGTTCAACCAGCACAAGGACTACGCCCAGCGCAACCTCGTGTACGTCCGTGCCGAGCTGCGCGCCCTGCAGCTGTTCCGCCAGCCGGCCAAGCTCGCCGTCGTGCAGCTCGCCGCCGGCGCCGAAGAGGGAGGTCAGTGATGGCGAACATCGTCGTGAAGGACAACGTCCGGTACCGCAAACGGGACGCCGAGCGTGAAGACATCGTCGCTGCTGTAAGGACGAACGTCCCTGTCGAGTCGGCGGCATCGGTCGAGGCGGAGAAGGCGCGAGCAGAGCTGCAGGCCGAGCTCGACGAGACCCGTCGTGTGCACGAGGAGCAGCTTGCTCAGGAGCGTGCTGACTTCGAGAAGGAGATCGCTGAGCGCCGCAAGGAGCTCGACGCCGACTCGAAGAACGACGAGAAGTCGGACGAGGCCGCAACGAAGGTCAAGGAGCCCGAGACGACCAAGGTGCGTGAACCGGAGACGGTCAAGCGCGGTCGCCAGGCACCTGCCGCGAAGTGATGGGAAGGGGGCCACATGCCTGACCCGATCCCGCCCATCGTGGGCGAGACGACCGCGGTCAACGCGGCGTTCTGGCTGAAAGCTGCGCACGGCGCCGTCCGGCGTTTCTGTGGCTGGCACGTAGCCCCCATCATCGACGAGACGCTGACCCTCGACGGGAGCGGCGGCAGGGACATTCTCCTGCCGTCGCTCCGTGTCGTGGAGCTCGTCTCCGTCATGAACGACGGCGTCGATGTGACAGCCGACGTCGACACGTCGCGAGCGGGCATGCTGCGCTTGCAATCGGGCAGGTGGACGCCACGCTTTGGCCGAGTTTCGGTGGCACTCCGTCACGGGTATGACCTCGAAGAGGTGCCCGAGGTGGCGGCGGTCATCGTCGGCGCGGCGAAGCGCGGGCCGCAGGCTGGCGGCGTGATCTCGTCGCAGTCCGTCAACGGCGCGAGCGTCTCGTACGCGTCCGCCGGCGGGGCACCGATCTCGATACCTCTCCTCGCGATGGAGAAGGAGACCCTGTCGACGTACCGGCTCGAGTGGGGCTCACGATGAGTACCGCGCTCGACTGGATCGACGGCGGGGGAGACGGCTTCGCATTCGGCGAGGCGTTCGTCCGCCAACGTGCGGGCATCATCGAGGACCCCTACAGCGGGGAACCGATCGGCGAGGACTGGACTAACCCGGATGAGGAGGCGCTCGACGGCGCCTATTTCTCGTCGCAGGGATCCACGGACTCCGACGGTGACGTGCGCCGGCAGACCACGACCGGCAAGCAGCTGATCATCCCTGACCCCGACGCTGATGTGCGCCGCGGCGACCGGATCCGGCAGGGCACGCGAGTGTGGAGCATCGTCGGGTTCCCCGAGAACGACAAGAACCCGTTCACGGGCTGGCAGCCGACGCTCGTCGTCGACGTCGAGGACTTCAAGGGGTGATCGGATGCCGCGCACGACCGTGCAGTTCAACCAGAAGTACTTCGACCAGATCGGCAAGTCAGCGGGCGTCGAACGGCTCACGGAGAAGGGTGCGAACGCGGTTCTGGCTGAGGCGAAAGCTGGCGCACCCGTCGACACCGAGGACTACAAGAATGGCCTGCACATCGAGAAGGAGCAGGCGCGCTATCGCACCGTCTATCGCGTGGTCGGTGACGACTGGAAGACGCTCCTCGTCGAGGCCGTGACGGGCAACCTTGCTCGCGCGCTCAAGAAGGTGGCG